TATTAATGACCTTACACGATATTAAGGACCGTTGTTTTATATATTCTATTATGCTTGCAGATGCCTCAAGTAGTCTGGGAAAAATGAAAATAATTTTCAAACTCCCTGCAATCTTCATATCAGTTTTGTTATCTGTCTTGAATTCCAGTAAGTTCAACGAGTCAGAGGAAATCAGTGTTGTTAATACTGTTTTGAATGCTTTCATTGCCCTGTTGATTGGTGTAGAAAATACATTGCAAATTGATAATAAAAAACAGGTCTTTACAAGTACCAAGAATAAGTTTGAGAAACTCATGAGTAACATTGAAAAGAAGATATTAGATACATCAGAGCCTACATCAGTAGAGTTCGTACAGAACTGTATAACAGAATTCGAACAGATAGACGACGATTTAACATTTGACATTCCTAAATCAGTCAGGAACAGGGTAAAGCGTGACTTCATAGGGAAAAGAACATTACCTTTAATACTAGGAGGGGAGAAGAGAACAGATGCATTGCCTTTACCCGATACATACGTTCAACAGGTACCTTTACTAGCATCGCAAAACTCACTGACACAGCAACAAGAACCTATACCACCTACTCAAACAAAAGAACAATATTCTGTATCTAGCAAAATACCTAAAATCTTGCAAAAAGTAACTACATTACCAGAAAATCCTTCACAACTGTCGCAGCTATCGCAGCTATCTCAAAAACTACAACAGCTATCTATGATATCGCAGCCTTCGCAGCTAGCGCAGCCTCAGGGAAGTCAGCAATCTAATCATATACAATTACCTCAAGTGTTGCAAGTTATCAAGCCTGACCTAACTCATACTACTTTTGAAAGATTAGAAGAAGGGATTGCATTAGCAGGCAATGCCTTAGATCTCATTCCGGAACAGGAACAATATGACGAAATTATGGATATTATTGATCCAAATGCTCCAAGACAGTTATAATTTTTTATCATATCTTTGTAGATACAATATGAAATGGTATAGAGTATTTCGATATGTTATGATGAATATGGTAAAGAAGCCATTATATGTCAAGGCTAATAGTAAGTTAGAAAAACCAACACTATATGTAAAATATAAGGGCAAAATGATAACCTACAAAAGATTTATGAAGAGAACACAAGCAAACCATATAACAATAGGTGGAAAGGGGAAAAGGATGATATCTATACAGCACATGAGGTATTTCATGTGTATAGAACATCAAAGATAGAAAGGGAACTAATTGATGAACCTGCAAAATATACATTGTATATGTCAAAGCAAAAATATACAGATGAATATCCAAAAATTGTATTATATCTAAACATCAATGGTGTATATACTCCATTATATACCAGGGTAGCAGATAAGCCATCAGATAAACCTACTCTTTATCTGAAGCATAATGGTAAGATAATGACTTACAAACAACTTACACGCTCTCTACCAACATATTCGCTCACAAAGGGTAAACCAATTTTTATTATGAATAGCCCAGATGGCAGTATACATAATGCCCTATTTGCTGTAATATCATATAATGCACGTGACAACCATAAAAAGAAATAATTTTACCAGCATATGTTAGAAGCCAAATGAAAAAGATACCACGAGGTTATGAATTAGTAGACGGGCGTATATTAAAATTGTGTAAACCAAATCAAGAGAGAAATCCTATTACAAAAAGATGCAATAAAATCAAGGCTGTGCCAAGAGGTTATGAAATGGTTGATGGCAAATTATTAAAGAAGTGTAAGGATAATCAAGTAAGAAATCCAAAAACAAGAAGATGTATAAACAAACAGATGAAATATAAATCTAAATCATCTGTCAAAGCTATGACACCTCCTAAGACACCTTACAAGACTACGCCTAAGACGCCACCTAAGACGCCACCTAAGACACCTCCTAAGACACCTCCTAAGACGCCTCCTAAGACATCATCAAAATCTCCAAAAAGGGAATGTAAAGCTATCAAAATATTAAATGAGAATAATAGTTGTTATCTAGATTCATTATTGGTTTCATTGTTTCATAAGAAAAACTCACATGTTTTTAACATCATATTCAAGTCTCCTATTGCAAATAGTGATAACTCTGTCCTGAAACATAAAGCTCAAGAAATTAGAAACGAACTACAGGAAATCTACCTACTTATTACTGGAATTAAAAGCAGTGATAAATATAAATACTGCAAAAATCTGCGAAAGCTTTTTAATGATTATAAAAAAATATATACAAAGACATATCCACATAGACCATTGGATGATAACAATTGGCAACGAGACCAATCAGAACCTATGCAGACATTGCAATATCTCAACATTATGTTTGATTTCCCTTTTACAACGAAAAAGACACAGAAACGCTGGGGAACCAATGACAAGCTAACGAAAGATAGTTTGAAGAGTATGCTAGCTACGAACCCTATAACAACTCAAGAACAGAATGATGTATTTATAACAATAATTGAAAAGGATGATTTATTTGAAAAGGACAAAATATACATTAAGAATTTTTATCCGTCAAAGATTTCTATATCACGTTTTGATAAAAAGAACTTATGGCAACCACTACCAAATAGGTTTTATAAAACAAAAATTGAAAAGACTAGTATTGTAGATGCACCATTTTTATTTCTACATATTGACAGACTTATTATAGACCCTGATACACAATTTGTAGAAAAGATGCCAGCAGCTGTCATTCCTGACGCACACATTAAAACGAAGACAGGTAGCCTAGAATTACAATCTATTATCATCCATCATGGTAGTGAAAATGGAGGCCATTATACATGTCTAATTAAATGCGATAATGCATGGTATGAATATGATGACCTTCAACACAAAACACAATTGATAGGTACATTACAAGATGTCATAACATATGATAAACATTATTATATTCACAACTGTACTGATTTGGTGTATTTCTAAAAAAGTACATAATCAGGTTTAGGTTGCAACTATGTACTCTCTCTATTTTTTTTTGAATATTTCAGGTAAAAATATTTTTTTACCTTGGTATTTTTTTAAAGTTTCATCATAATCTGTGACAAATTTATTACCATGCTTTTTTTCTACACTTACAATTTTATCTAACTGCAAATTGATTTCAAATAAAATTTGTTCTTCATCAAGAACAGGCTTTTGAGAAATAGCTGGAAGGAAACGAAATAAATGCTCTCTGAGAAATATGCCTTCGTCGCTTATATAGTTCTCATTTTCATCTTTAATAGAATGATATAGTGATAAATCAGTTACTATTTTCTTGTCTTCAGCATTTTTCGATGCCAAAAATCTCATCAAATCGTCCTCACTTTCAAAAGACATAGCAGGGTCTAAGTATGTTCCATCCTTCTTGACTTTAGAAAAATTATACAAGATATTTTCTAGCCCTACAACAGATGATGGCATAGCTTTATCAAATTCCAAATGACCGTGTTGCCTTCTTGTAGGTTTTCCTTTTTGACGTGACGCAGCTGGGTTTTGGTCTTTATGTGTGGCATCAAAATGCATATTATACATTTTGTTTTTCTTTCGTAAATATAATGAAAGCATTTCGTAATCTTTGAAATAGTCATATGGTCCATTCAATTGTGTAGATATACCAAAATCCCAAATCACCCATAAATATCCTAGATTTTCAACATAATATGTTTTACCTTGTATGATGTATTTGATATATCCACCAGGTTTTATTTCATGATACAAAAAGTTGCCATGATGTGTATCATTATGTCTAATACCTAAGTCATGCAATGTTGCTATAGCCATTATTATTTGTGCTACAGCATTTTCAACAAGTTCTTGCGAGATAGAGCTATTGTCTTTGCCATAAGCATTCAAAAACTTTTTTAAGTCTCCACTAGCATATTCATTGGCATAAATATTATAATATGTATATTTTTTATTGTTTTCCATAAACAAACCTACACTGTTTTTGACAGCCTGTGTTGTCTTTAAGCTTTCAAGCAACAGAGCTTTATTAACTCCCTTAAATGCTTGATAAAGCATTGGTAAATTATGATATCCCATTCTGATAAATGGTATCATCTGTTCTAATATGTATATCTCTTTCGTTGAATCTTGTGTTATATTTGCAGCAATCTTGATTGCAAACTTGAAATTTTTCTTTGGTTTCTTCTTAGGATTACTTAAACACACTATACCTGTTGCATCTGGTTCAATATTAGCTAACAGTTTTTCAATATCAAGATAATAATTCAACACTTGCAACTCTTGTAACTCTTGCAACTCTTGTATATTTTTCATGAACTCATATGTTTGTAATCTATAATCTAAAAAACTATTAGGTTTTGCTGAAGTTGAACTTGTATGTGTCAAGGATTTTGGAGAGCTGGAACTAGCAGCAATAGCTACCATAGCAGCCTTTGGTGATGATGATGTTCTAGCAGCGCCAGGAGATGTCCTAGCGGTCCTAGCAGTCCTAGCAGCACCAGGAGATGTCCTAGCAGTCCTAGCAGCCCTAGCAGCGCCAGGAGATATCCTAGCAGTCCTAGCAGCCCTAGCAGCGCCAGGAGATGTCCTGGTAGTACTAGCAGTCCTAGCGGTCCTAGCAGCGCCAGGAGATGTCCTGGTAGTCCTAGTGGTCCTAGCGGTCCTAGCGGTCCTAGCAGCTGTAGGTGTTCTCTTAGCAACAGCAGTAGCAGCATTAGCATTATCAACAGCAACGGGATTAGCAGCAGCATTAGCAGACTTGGCAATGATACGAGCAGAACTTCTTCTACCATTAATAAAAATAGAGCCTTCCATAATAAAAAATAATATATATGTTCTACTAATATAAGATATAAGAACAAATACCATAAAACTATCCTGATACATTGCACCTCTTGCAGTATTATCATTGAAATTATTTGAATCTTCCTGCAATAGATGTCATATAGGCGAACATGAAATTATGTCCCATCCTTGTATAGGAGGGATGCATAAGGAACTTAGATTAGATTTTGTCTTTTCCATATGGATTTTCATATGGTTTGTATTATTTGTATTTCATGTGTTACCATACAATCCAACATTTGCATTATTTATTGCAGTGGTTTTTATTAGCATTTCCATGATTTATTTCTTCATAAAAGAAGTACATTATAGTCATATTGACAGATTTATTGCATTAGGTATCTTACAAAAATTCTTACCATTATTTTATTTGGCATATACTAATAAATTAGATATTACAGTAAAAGATGTCATCTTTACTGTAATAGTTTTCATAACATATAATACATACATATTACTGAATAATTCAAATATTGTCATCGTATACAATACATATTTGAATTCATACTCATGACGCGTTGTTAGTATGTATATAAACTTTTCTTGTTATACATTACTATGGCATTTAAGGCGCTTTTTATTGGTCTAGATTATACACATATAGAATATAGAAATCTCAATAATACTACGTATCTCAAGAAGTTGATTGAATACTTGAAAATGGTCTACAATATTGATAAGAAAGATTATGAAATACTTACAGAGATGAGTGGTACAAGTGATAGCATTCTCCTGCACT